GTCCTGGCACGCCGCGCAACCACAATCTGCGCGACGAACGCTCGGCGCGGCGCGCGGCCATGTCTGCGGCGCTGCACGCCCAGATTTCCGGGCGTGATCCTTCGACCCCGGCGGCGCGGCCCTTCATGGACATGTCGCTGGCCGAGATGGCGGCGACGACCATCGATCATCGCGGCAAGATCCGTTCGGCAGGCGACAAGGTCGAGGTGTTCATGAATGCCTCGCACTCGACCAGTGACTTTCCGGCGATCTTCCAGAATGCGCTTAACAAGGTGCTTCTGGAACGCTACAGCGAATTCCAGCCGACCTATCGCGTCATCTCGAAGAAGAAGAACTTCCGCGACTTCCGACCCATGCCCCTGGTGCGTTCGGGTGACTTCCCGATGCTGCTGCCGGTTGGCGAAACCGGTGAGATCAAATGGGGCGCCTTCGGGGAAAGCGGTGAAACCGCAGTGCTGATCGCCTATGCACGCGGTCTGACAGTCAGCCGTCAGATGATGATCAACGATGAACTGGGCGCCATCAACGACATGCTGTCGAGCTATGGCGAGACCGTGGCGCATTTCGAAGAGCGCACCTTCTATGCGACTGCCCTGAACGCCAATCTGGCGGACGGCAGCCCGCTCTTTGCGGTTGCGCGCGGCAACCTCGCCGCGGCCGGTAGCGCGATCGATGCTGCATCCGTGTCGGCAGGCCGCGCGGCCATGCGCAAGCAGGAATCGATCGATGGGTTGAAACTGAACCTGTCGCCGTCGATCCTGCTGGTCGGACCGGAACAGGAAACCGCTGCGGAAATGTTTGTCGCAGCGATCACGCCGAACTCGACCGACGCAGTCAACCCGTTCTCAGGCAAGCTGAAGGTGGTGGTCACCACCGAAATCACCGACAATGCCTGGTATCTGCTGGCTGAACGCGCACCCTGCTGGGTCTATGGCTTCCTCGAAGGTCAGGAAGCGCCGCGCGTGCGCACCGAAGAGCCTTTCGGAACTCAGGGCTTCTCGATGACGGTTGAACACGACTTCGGCACCGGTGCTGCGGATCCGCATGGCGGCTGGAAGAACCCCGGCTGATTTGCAGCCCCTCCCATGATCCCGACAAAGAGCCGCCCTTGAGGCGGCTCTTGTCATTCATCCTTCCCAGTTGGAGTGGAACATGAAGAACTATTTGCAAAAGGGCACCTCCCTGCGCGTTCCCGCGCCCAAGGCGCTCAAGTCTGGTGATGCGTTCGCCATCGGTGTCCTCGCGGGTGTGGCCGGTTGCGACGCTGCCAGCGGTGAGATGATCGAGATGCATGTCGAAGGTTGCTATCGCCTGCCGAAGATATCGGCGCAGGCCTGGACCGTCGGGCAGGCCATTCACCTCAACCCGACCAGCGGGTTTTGCACCGGCACCGCCGCTGCCGGGACGGTCTATATCGGCGTTGCGATCGCCGCCGCGGCCAACCCCTCGGCCGTCGGCGACGTGCGTCTGAACGGTGCCGCACCGGCGGCGGTCGGCACCTGATGACCCGCCTCTTCCTCGGGATGACCCGGCTGATATCCGGTGTCTTCGGTGATCAGGTCACCTATTTCCCGCAGGACGGCGCCTCGCGGCAGATTCAGTCGATCTTCCGCGAGACGCCGATCGAGGTCGAGGGCGCCGATGGCCAAATCATCCGCATCGATGCGCCGACATGGCGGGTGCGCCGGGACCTGGTGCCGGATCTGCGCCGTGATGACCGGATCACTCTTCCCGATCGGCGCAGCTTCAGGGTCATGGTGGTCCATAACCTCGGCTCTCCGGCGAGCGATGCCTTTCAGCTCTGCGAATTGGGCACCTACGCCGCGAGGACCATCTGATGGCGCATTATCGCAGTGAGTATCGCGAAATGGTCCGCGCCGCCTTACGCGAACATTCGCGGTTCGACGAATTCACCATCTTCCGGGTCTGGCCCGGGGTCGTGGATGAGAGCACCCTGCCGGTTCTCGGCGTACTGACACCACAGGATCGCTGCGAGCCGGACACCATGACCTCGACCAGGCGCAGCACCTTGCTGCAGGTTGCATTGCGGCGGGCCGGCCACGACGAGGTCGAGGACCAGCTCGACGAGGACAGCGAGATTGTCGAGGCCGTGGTAACAGCCACGCTGCGGCGTCGGGAACGGGGCTGTTTCCTCGATGAAACTACCGTCGTCGCCAATACGGACGGCCGGCGCAACGTCGGCACCTTGGTCATGACTTTCCGGCTCACATCATTCCGGCCGGCGGCAACTCTTTCCTGAAATCCAGCATAGGAGACAAGATTATGCCTGATGGTATGCTTGGCTATGGCACGACGGTCCGCATCGGGCGCGGTCCTACCCCGACATTCACCGAAATCGCCCTGGTGGGCGATGTCGATCTGCCTGACGAACAGGCGGACGAGGTCGAGGTCACCCACATGAAATCCCCCGGCCGGCGAAAGCAGTTCATCTCCGGTCTGATCGACAGCGGCGAAATTGGGATCCCGATGAACTACATCCCGGATTCGGCCACGGACACCCTGCTCAAGAGCATCAAGGCCTCGGGCGAGGATGTGATCGTCGAGATCACTTTGCCCGGCGCGGCAGATCCCGAGCAGTTCACCGGCTTCCTGAAGGGATATGCGCGCACCGCACCGGTCAATGACAAGATGACGGCGACGGCAACTTTCCGGTTGTCCAGCTACATCATCGCCGAAGGTTCGGGGGCCTGATCATGGAGAGCCTTACTGGTGAGATCGGTGTCCAGCATGGCGGACAGCAATACTTGCTGATGCTGGGCCTGCGCGGCATTGCGAAGCTGCAGGCGAAATACGGCAAAGATCTGGCAGTGATCCGCCATGCGGATGCCGCCGCCGAGGAGCTTCCCGACCTGGGGGTCTATCTCGACATCGTTGATATCGCCTTGGAACGACATCATCCGGATGCTTCTCCGGCGCTGGGTGAACAGATGCTCATGGCCGACATGGCGCTGCCGGGCAGGCTGCTGGCCGCCGCTTTCCCATCCGCCGATGTCGATGCGGCCAAAACGGCAAAGGCCTCACGCGCGGGAAAGAAACCGGCGAGGCGCTGAACCTCGCCCAGCTCTATGAGGCCTGGCTATCGGTCGGCCAGTGCCCGGACCGGTTCTGGCTCATCACGCCGCGCCTGTTGCTGACCGAGCTGGAGATCGCACAGGCACGTATCGAGCGCGAAACTGATGTCCTGCTTGCCGCCGCCTGGGCTTCAGCGGCGCTGCAACGGGCGCGGCGGCTTCCGAAGCTGTCCGAGCTGCTGCGGCGCGACCCGCGCGACAAACAGGATCTGCAAATGTATCTCGCCAACGCGAAGGCGCACCTTCCGGCCATTACCATGGCGGAATGGCGCGCGCGGTTCGGCCAATCCGGGGAATGAGGCATGGCCACGAATGCACTTGTGGGGCGGCTGAGTGTCGGGCTTTCGCTCGACAAGGCGGCTTTCCAGAAAGGCATCCTGCAGGCTAAATCCGGCCTCGCGCGCTTCTCGGATTCGGTCAACAAACGGCTCGGCGCTCTGGGCAACCTGCCGGGTGTTGGCGCATTGCAGGCCGGTTTGGTCAGCCTGAGCGCGGGGGTTGGCGCTGCCGCAGCCACTGCGGCAGCCGCGGCCACCACCGCGCTTTCCGCAATGTCGGTTTCGGCTATCAACACTGCAGCTGAAATCCAGAACCTCAGCCGGCTCGCCAACGCTGCGCCGGAGGAGTTTCAAAGGATGGCCTATGCCGCCGAGAGGGTCGGCATCTCGCAGGAGCAGTTCTCGGATATACTGAAAGACGTAAACGACCGCGTTGGTGATTTCATCGCCACAGGTGGCGGCCCGATGAAGGATTTTTTCGAGCGCATCGCACCGCAAGTCGGCGTGACGGCCGAACAGTTCCGCAAGCTGTCAGGCCCACAAGCCCTGCAGCTTTACGTCGATAGCCTCGAAAAGGCGAACGTGAACCAGCAGGATTTCACCTTCTTCATGGAGGCGATGGCGAGCGACAGCACGGCCCTGCTGCCGATCCTGAGGAATGGCGGAAAGGCGGCGCAGGAATACGGCGACCGGCTTGTCGCCCTCGGCGGCGTGATGAGCAACGAAACCGTTGCCCGCCTGGCTGCGATGAAGTCGGCCATGTCGGAGGTCGGCGTTGTCATGGGCGGGCTCAAGAACCAGTTCGGGGCGGCCTTTGCTCCGGTCGTTGCGTCCCTTGCGCGAGCCTTCGTGTCGCTGTTCGAAGCTGGCGCCCCGCTGCGTGCGTTGTTCGATGTCATCGCAGGAGCGGTTTCGACCTTCGCAGATGTCCTTGCCTCGGTGATCACTATCGCCTCGGCGGTTGTCTCGGGGATCTGGGAAGTGGTCGCCGCCGGTGCGGCATGGCTGAATGAGGTAACAGGGCTGGGCGAGGCGATCACCTGGCTCTGGGATCACACGATCGGCGGCGTCATCGACGTGCTGGGATGGTTCGCCGACCTGATCAAAGCTACGGGTGGAATCGGCGGTGCGCTGCATGCAGTCTCCGATATTGCTGTCGAGGTCTGGCAGCGGATCGGTGACAGCGCGTCCTATGTCACCAACAGCATCAGGGCCATGTGCGATGCCATGAAAGCGGCGTTCTTCTATGCCCTGCACGACATGTCGGCGCGCTTCTTCAGCTTCATCAGTGGCGTGGCCTCGGCCATCAATGGCGTGTTCGGAACGGCTCTCTCCACTGAAGTCGGCTCCGAGATGCTTACGGCGCTGAACGCCGCCGGGAACGACGCGCTGGAAGCTTCCACGGCGTCAGCACGAGCCGCCAAGGAAGCCGCCGCTCGCGCTGTCGCACCGTTGGCGAGCCTTGCCGAGATGAACAACAAGATTGCCGAAAGCGCCCAGAGCGCCGCCGGTGCCCTTGGCGGCGCAGGCGGCGGAACCGGCCTTGCGGCGGCTGCCGATGGTGCCGGAAGCAAGGCGAAAAACGCGAAAGAGAAGCTGACCGACCTGCAGAAGGTCATGAAGGCACTTCGTGAAGAGGCCCAGAAGCTCACCGCGACGATGGGCATGACCGAGCTGCAGGCGAAGATCTGGGAGAAGCAGCGCGAGGCGGGCGTCGAAGCTTCCAGCGCGAACGGCAAGACGATCGCGGGGCTTGTCTCCCAGATTGACGCCATGGAGCGGCTGAAGGACGCGACGGAAAAGGGCCGCGATGCGCTGAAAGGTTTCTTCGGCTCGTTCCTTGAGGGCGCTGATTCTGCCAAGCAGGCGGTCCTCCAGCTGCTTGCCCAGATCGCCAAGGTGCAATTTGCCAAGGGCGCTATTGATCTGCTGAGCCAAACCTCCTGGGGTGGCGGGTTGATCAAGACGATAGGTGGACTGCTGGGTGAAAATGCCAACGGCACGCCAAATTGGCGCGGCGGTCTGACCCGCGTCAATGAGCGCGGCGGGGAGATTATGAACCTGCCACGCGGAACCAAGATTATCCCCCACGACATCAGCAAGCGCATGGCTGACGGCGGTGGCGGCGGCGCGACTGACGTTCGGGTCTATGTCGATCAGGACGGCAACTGGCAGGCAGCTGTCGAGCGGATCAGCGGCAATGTCGTCGCCAGCACCGCTCCGCGGATCGTCGGCCAGTCGGTGCAGGCATCGCGGCGGTCCATGCGCAAATCCAAGGCTGGCTGGGGGATCTGATGGTCACTGTCTATGCATGGCCCCCGGTGGGGCATGTCGCGGCCGAGTGGACCGTGCATGATCCCGTCAGCCGGTCGCGGTCTCTGATCACCGGCGCCAGCTATGTCAGCGCGGCGCAGCGCCGGCGGCGGGTGGCGCGGCTGGATGTGTCGGCGCTTTCGGCTGATCGCAATGGCTCGGGCTATATCGAGGTGCTGAAACGCCTGGTGAATGGCGGCGTCAATCTGGTGCGCCTCCACTCCACGCCGATCATCTGGCACCTGGACGAAGAAGCCCAGCACACCGGTCGCGCCATGCCGATGTCGTGGATCGTTCCGGTGACGCGCATCGACTGGCACACGCCCCCGGCGGGCATTCAGTGGTGGACCGACACGCCGCCGCAAGGCACGGCGCTCTCGGGCAATCGCGTCTCGGTCAGCGGCTTGCGCCCGGATGCGCTGGCCGCGCGGCCGGGCGAGTTGGTGACCATGGGCGCGGATACCGCCATGGTGATGCGCCCGGCTTACGCCAACGCGTCGGGCGTCGCGGTCCTGCATCTGCTCACGCCGCTGACGGGATCGGGCATCATCGTCATCGGGTCGCGGGAAACCGGGGTGTTCGAGGCGGACGAGATGGCGCGCGCGGCCCAGCCTGTCGGCCAGAACTGGTCCTATAGCTGGGCGTTCACCGAGGTCTTCGAAGATGAGCGCGGGCCGTTCACCGAGGTCGATCCATGGAATTGAGGCGTGGCGTTCATCCGGCATTGCTGGACCAAATGGCGCGCGGCGGGTTTCCGGTGCTGTTCGCCTTTATAGACTGGCCCGGCGCGCAGGTCTTCGCCCATACCGGCGTCGGCGTGATCTCGTGGGGCGGGCGCGGATGGGACGGCGTCGGTCCTGTCGGCGGCATCGACATCCCGCCCGAGGCCTCCGAGATCGCCGCGGTCGAGGCGGTGCTGTCGCTTGCCGGGGTCGATGCCGACCTTGACGGATATGCTGACGATGCGATCCGCGGCCGAACCGTGGAAATCTATCTGGGTGGCGTGCAAGGCAGGCCGGGCGGCCATGACGGCAGGCAGACGGCCGGGGCGGGGAACACCCTGGTCGGCACCCCGATACGGCTCTTTGTCGGCACCATGGACGGCCTGACGCTCTCGGCG